CGCAAAACTGCAAGGAGGTGACCAATGCTGACGCTGCCCACCAACATCGACAGAGCCGAGATCGAGGCCTTTGTCAACCACGTCACCGCCGAAGTCATGGACGGCAACGTCGATCCGCTATCCGTTCACATCCGCTGCAAAGCGGTTGTGAAGGCGCTGGAGAGCATCATCGAGCGCACCGAAGATCTGGCCAAAGACACAGCCGCGACCTACGGCAAGGGCGAGTTTAAGTTCCACGGCGCAAGCGTTCAGCTACGCGAGCCGCGTGACATGCCGGACTTCAACCACGATCCAGTCTGCGTTGAACTGGCAGACCGCCTAAAAGCACGTCACGAATTAGTTAAGACCGCGTTTAAGATGGCAGACACCGCCGCCATCGTCGATCCGAACACTGGCGAAGTTGTGCCGGTAGTACCAGTGAAGCCAGCCAAGACAACGCTAACCGTTACATTCAAATGACACCATTAGCCTACAAACTATGGCTGGCAGGGTTGAGCATTGCCAACCTGCACGTCGAGCAAGCCAACTGCGAGTTGGTGATGCGAATCGCCAATGACCACGCCGTACGAGATTCAGCCGCAGACAAACTGCGGCTGGTCTTGGCGGAGTTAGATTCACGCCAAATCAAGAAGTAAATTCACGCCAAAACAAGAAATGAGTATGAAAAACGAATTTATCCCCTACGAACAAGCACTTGCACTCAAAGGTCTTGGGTTTGATGAAGAATGCTTTTCATTTTACAACGCTATTGGTGAGTTGTATGAATCGGAAGGATATTACAGCTACTTAAAAAATGTGCTTCAATTTGAAGTTGTTGCCCCTCTCTACCAACAAGCGTTCAGGTGGTTCAGGGAAAAACACGGGTTATGGCAATTTATTGAGTTTGATGATAACCATTACAATCCCGTTGTTCAATCCTCATTAGTGTATTATTGTGACACTTACGAAGAAGCAGAACTTGCCTGCCTAAAAAAACTAATTGAACTTTTAACCCCAACCCAACTATGAACGACATCGAATTTGTATTTGAAATTGAAGACGAAGCAGGTAGCTTCGAAGTACCAATGAGTTTTTCCGCACACGATTGGTTTGATGACGACAGCGGCGATATTCCAATTCCAAACTACACCGATATTGGATTCAACAAACGGCAGAAGGAAATCATCCACGACCTGATTAGAATGAAGGGAACTGAACACGATGGCGGCTTGCTGAGCGCGATGCAGGATGCCGCTGATTGGTGGATGAGCCACAATGCTTAATTTACAAACCTTAAACCAAACCAACCAATGAAAACCTTTAATCAATACCTTAAATCATTAGAAGCCTGCCAGACCGCCATTGATTGGGCTGGCGATAAAACAATTGAACAGGTCGTAGCCGACTGCCACCGTGGCGATTGGCTGCTATGGCTCGCAAAAAAATGCGGTGTCGAATTACAACCGATGACCCTTGCCAAGGCGCATTGTGCCAACACTGTACGTCATTTAATGACTGACGAGCGCAGTGTTAAAGCCGTAGATGTTGCCATAGCTTTTGGCGAGGGTAGAGCTACGCGGGATGAATTAGATACCGCTGCCTATGCCGATACCGCTGCCTATGCCGCTGCCTATGCCGCTGCCGCTGCCGCCAATGCCTATGCCGCTGCCGCTGCCAATCGGCGGCAAACCGCTGACATTTGCCGACAATACATCGGTGATTTGATTCTTGAAAAAGTTAACCAACACCTAAACCAAACCAACCAATGAAACTGTACACGAAAGAAATGTTTTTAATCGCCGCTGAAAAATGCGAGGTGTCAATGATAGATGTTCAGCACATCATGCGATACATCGACGAGTATGTAACGCCTATTAAATTGCCAAGCGATGAGGAGGTAGAGGAACGGTTAGAAGATAGTGTGGGTAGCTTGGAATTTGACACAGGGTTTCAAGTAGGCGCAAAATGGATGCGTCATAAAATACAAATAAGAGCCAACACCTAAACCAAGCCAACCAATGAGCAGAGAACGATCCTTCAGACACTTCTACCCAATACCGCACAACGGCGGCTTCATTGAACCTATAATCATCATCGAATACGAGGTGCACGACTGGACCGACGAACACGCTGGCAGCATCGACGTCCTCGACGCCACGCTCGAACATTTCAAGTTCGTAAAGGACAACGACCGCTTTGACTTCATCAAGGCAGTTATGACTGATACCGAGCGCGAAGTTGCGCAGGCGTGGCTGGATCAGACACCGCTCGACTTCTTCCACGACGCCGCCTTCGCCAACGAGTGCCAAGAATGGCAAGAACCACCCTTATCTTTACAACCTTAAACCAACCATTATGAGTACATACCAAAAGAAAGACGGCGACATCAGCGTCTTCAACAATCAGTCCGACAACGCTAACGCACCCGCGTGGAAAGGCAACCTACTGCTGAACGGTGTCGAGTACCAAGTCGCACTCTGGCGCAAGCAAGGCGCGAAGGGCGAGTTCTTGGCCGGCAGCGTCCAGGTCAAGCAGCAGACCGCAGAGCGTCCAGCACCAGTTCAGTCATTCACCATTAGACCAGAACCAGATGGCAGCGACCTTCCCTTCTGACCTTGGCTTAAAGCTAAGCCTGCAAATCGATGGCAAGCGCATCAGCATCGAAAGTGACGACAGCGATCTCACTGCTACTGAACTGGCGGAGTTGTTTTACGACCTTGCGATTGCCGCAACGTACGTCGACAACAACATCATTGACGCGATGCGTAAAGTTGCAGATGATCACGATCGGCGTGGCGCTGTGAGAGAATAATCGTTATATTTGTGATAGAGTCAGAGAGCGGAGTCGAAGCCAATCAATGACGTAAGCAAAGCCGCTACCTTGGCCTGCCCCGACTGCCTTCGACCAGTCGGGGCTTTTTTTTCTACATACCTAAACCAAAACAATGACAAAAAAGGAATTGACCGAAAGGTGCAGGGCAATCACGCGCCAGTACAACATCAACGAGGAAATCGACAACGCGGAGCATTTTGCATTCTTGATGAATCTTTTTAGTAGGCATTCAGAATGGGACATGAAGCGCGGATGCGGGATCAAGAGCATAACTGTCAAAAAAGACTTTTATGGAAATAAGTACTTTTATTTGAACAGAGTGGATGGCACAGGAACTGACATAAGTTTCGTCCACTGCATCAGCGAGCGCAAGCCTATTGCAATTATCAAACAAGCATGCAGATATGCAGTAAGAAATGAGATTGAAGCATACAGGAGGAAGAACGTGCAGTACGGAGTCACGACCTGTCCAATTACTGGGGATGTATTGACACAAGACAACACGCACATCGACCACTACGACTTGACGTTTCAACAGATGTTTGACCGATGGATAGCAGGCAGGAGCATAGACGAATTGTTCAAGAAGATCAACAAGACCGATGACAATTCATTGCTGACCTACTTCACCTGCGATTTGCTCATAAGTGAGTTTATTGAATTTCACAACAAACATTGCAAGCTAAGAGCAGTTACAAAAACCGCTAATCTTTCAATTTTAAGGTCATGAAACACGGATTTGTCTTTTACCGCAGTTGGCTTGAAGCCATCGAAGAACTGCCAGACGCGCTGATGTTTGAACTGCTCAAGGCCATCGTCTACTACGGCCTGAATCAAGAAGAACCAGCGGAGATCACACCGCTTGCACGGTCATACTGGAAGCTAATCAAGCCAATAATCGAAGCAAACAACAAGCGATACGAAAACGGCAAGAAAGCAAAACAGAAGCAAAACGGAAGCAAAACAGAAGCAAACGACAAGCAAGAAGGAAGCGTAAGAATTAAAGAAGTTAAGAAGTTAGGAATTAAAGAATTAACGAATGAAAGAATTGAAGAATTAAAGAATTACAGAATTGAAGAAGATGAAGCCGTCGTCGAATTATTTGCCATGCAACTAAGCACAACGAAAGAAGAAGTCATACGGCTGATGGTCTACTTCGACAATTACCTGAAGTCAATCGATAAGCAGCACCCAACCATCACCGAGTACAAACGCCACTTCAGCAACTGGGTAAGGCATCAAGAGGTCAAGCCGCTACCGAAAAAGCAAGCGTGGGAAGACCCGATAGCCTACGAAAACGAAGTCCGCCGAAAGCTTGGTAAACCTCCAGTGCAATGAGCGATACGACTATCATAGGCATCATGATGCAAGACCGCAACGCGCTGGCGGAGGGTATTGCGTTCATTGAAAACAAGGTCGACTTCTTCGACGACTCCCTGATGCAGCAACTGTTTCAGGTGATGCAACAGTTATACATTGACAGCAAGCCTGTCGACATTATGACGCTGGCAATAGCCTGCAAGAAGGATCAGAGATTCCCGAAGGATATGGCAATACGCCTCACCGAGATCGACATGAAGGCGGCAGGCCACGCGCACCTGACCACCCACCTCGTTGATCACTGCGAGGACTGGGTGAAGCGCAAGTTGCGCCAGGCGCTACTCGACGCAAACGAACACTTGAAGCAGAACGCCATGTCATCGCTGGAGATCATGCAGTTGCACACCTCGAACCTCGAAGCGCTCGACGCCATGCTCACCGGCAACCAGCTGCCAACGCTGAAACGCACCGCATCAGCCGTAATGACTAAGCTGATAGACAAACGCGAAGGCAGGGCAGAGGCAGGCATCAGCACCGGCTACTCATCCGTTGACAACGTGCTTGGCTACCTTATGCCTTCAACGCTGAACATCATAGCCGCGCGGCCTGCAATGGGCAAGACCGCGTTCAGCCTGTCGCTGGCCGTCAACATGGCTAAGGCAGGCAAACGCGTCCTGTTCCTCTCGCTTGAAATGAGCGACGAAGAGTTGGTGGTGCGCATGCTCTCGCAGCTTGCCGAAGTTCACAACACCATGATCCTCAAGACACCTGCCCGGCTGTCAGATCAGCAGGTCGATAAGCTATTCAAGACCTGCGACGAAATAGCCAAGCTGCCGATGACCGTGGTTGACGACGGTGACATGCGCATCGGTAAAATCAAAAGCTACATCCAGCGCACCAACGCCGAGGTCGTATTCGTTGACTACCTGCAGATCATAACGCCGTCAATACCTGCCCACATTGCTAACCAAAACCAGTTCTTTGAAGACCTAACCCGCGACCTTAAGATCATAGCCAAGGCACACAGGCTGCCGATGGTCGTGATGAGCCAGCTATCACGCGCTAATGAAAGCAGAGCCAACAAGAGGCCGATGCTTTCAGATCTACGCAGCAGTGGAGGCATCGAGCAGAACGCAGACACAGTTACCTTCCTACACAGGCCGAAATACTACGACAAAGAGCTTGAGGATGACAGCACCGAAATCATAATCGCCAAGAACCGCAACGGCATGGTCGGTGAATGTAAACTGAAATTCATCGATATTTACACAACCTTCGCCGAGGTTCAATCGGTCTATCAGTACCCACGCAATCAGTTCTACCAAACCGAAGACAAAGATGGCATCCTATTCTGAAGCCAATTTGCAGAAAGCCTGCTTCAAGCTATTCTGCAAACTCAAGCCGCGTGAATACGGCTTGCTCTACCTTAACCACAACAACGCCGCCAATGCGATACAGGGCGCAATCCTGAAAGGGATGGGCATGGTCGCAGGTGTGGCCGATATGACATACCTAAGCAACCCGGTCACCTTCCTTGAGTTCAAGGTTGCCAAGGGCAGGCAGTCGGAGGCGCAGAAGAACTGGCAGCAGCTGGTAGAAAGCCACGGCTTCCGTTACATCATCGTAAAAACGCAGGCGGAGTTCTGCCGCGCCGTAGGCATCGATTTAACTGGAGCATAAACCACCATCCAATGACCAAACAACAACGTGAATTCTACTATTACGCCGAGCAGGTCACGAAGCACACCAAGATCGGATTGCGGCAGATGCAGAGTCAAAACCGCCACCGCGACATCACCGAATCGCGGCAGTGCCTGATGTACCTGCTCAAGTTCAAAATGAAGCTGACGCTGATGGAGGCGGGCGAACTGATGCGCCGCCACTACTCAACGGTGCAACA